TGTTACCATAAATCGTACCAACAACACTTAAATTTTGGCCAATTTGTGCAGTATTGGAAACATAAAGTCCAATTCCTTGGCCAGCAACAGTTACAGTATTACCAACAACCAAATTTCCGTTTCTAGTACCAACAGTACCAACTGTTACATTAGCACCAATAGATAAATCTTTTTGAATCAGTGCGCTATTCGAAACTTGAAGTGGAGTACCTTCAGCCGTAATTAGAAGTGTTGTTGTGTTTGATATTGTCAAAGTTCCGTTTGACTTATCAAAATTACCAAACTCTAAATCATTTATTTTTTCAGCTGATAAGTTGGTTTGTATTCTCCACTCATCAATTGTATTTGTTCTGGTTATAATAGGAATAGTCATTTTGGAACTTTAATCTCTCTGTTGAATTAATTGTTTCAATAAATCTTTAATATCAGAAACGTCTTTATTAATGTTTTCTACTTGTTCTTTTAACTTATTTATTTCATCATTTTTAGAGTTTAACTTTTTACCCAATTCAAGTCTAGCTTGATTTTCCAACAAAACGGAACGATTTACGGTTAGTAATGCTCCGTTTGTTGTATCTTTCACAAATCCAGTATCTTTAACAGGTACTCTCATTTTTAACCTTCAGGCAAAGCAATAATTCTAAGGTCTTTAACTTTAGGTGTTATAGACGCATCAGTAGAAAGCAATACAATTTTGATCGAGAATATCTTGAATGAATCAAATGTTGTTCCGTTATCTGATGTATATGTAACTTGATTGTCGGTTAAAGATGGACGATATTCAAACTCAACAAAATCTGTATCTGTCAATGATGGTACTGATGTTGGATTAAAACATTCCATCAATTGATATGGTCGATCATTAAAGTTTGTCGTATCAGATCCAGATAAAACTTTGTAATAAACTTGAATTTGAGAAACGCCTGGTCTATTTGCAGATAAGAATACACGCAAATCACCAGCATCAAATCCATCAGCTAAAGTAATTGGTTTGGTGATATATCTGGCCAAACATGGGCCACCAGAACTATCAAATTCACTATTGAGTGCAATAGAAGCGTTCGATGTAATATCGCCTTGACCTGTACCTGGAATAGAAATCGTAAAGTCGTCATAGTAACCAGAACCAGAAGATGCAACATTGACACCAACAACATTACCTGCAGCACCATTTGTGACCAAGTATACTAAAGCACCACTACCTGTATTTGAAGAAATGGTAACGACATTGCTATTGGAGTAACCACCGCCTGGTGCAATAATGTTGAAATCGTCAGATGTAATTTCTCCATTGTCAACGAAATTTTCCCATGCATTTAAGTACATACTTTCTAGAGAAATCAAAGGACTAATTGCATTATCAGTTGAAGAAATTGTTATGGCTACAGTAAAGTCACCTTGAGCTGAAATTTCTTTTCTGCGATTACCAATTGCATAGTATTCGTCTTTACCCATATCATAAGTTACGAATGGAGATATATCTCGGTAAGAAGTTTCTCTTGAACCACCAACTGGTTTAGAAACAAAAGAATAATCTATCGTAATTGGACTATTGGCAAACGTCTCTAATGTTTTGCCAATCACTCTAAACTTATCGATATATTTTGCAGAAGTTTGCGTTTCATTCTGCAAGGAGAATGTGGCTGGAGACGTTGAGAAGACACATCTATCCATAACGAACATCAAATCTTCATTTAAGAATGGAACGTATTCCATTGCATTTTGAGATTTGTATAGTGTTCCAACATATGGATTAACCGAAACATATTGGTTCGATGTGGTTGTCTGTCCTTTTTCTGCAACCCAAACTGAGTACAATGGACTATCTGTCAATACAACAAGAGAATAAAGACCAGGTTTCAAGAAGACTGGTGATCCAAATGTAAATTCTGTATAACTGGAAGAAGAAGTTGGATCAGGATTTGTTGTCGTATTGACCTCAAATGGATATTTTGTAACAATCGATTCTGGATAGATGAAGTCCGAAGACGGCAATCCATTAACTGTTGGTCTAATCTGTACTGTAACAGGTAAAGCATCATCGTCTTTTGCAGTAAAGAAAAGTTTTACATTGTCAACAAAAAGTCCATTTGGATAAACTTCCGAATCGATAAAGAATGTTTGAGCCAGTGGATCAACTCTCCATGTGCTGGTAATATTTGATGTTGATGTTGACGATTGCAGTAACGGTGTCGTTGCATTACCAACAAACTTCACACCAACATCTATATTGTAAACTGTATCAACTAATGTAGTTTTATTTAATTTTACACCAGAAGAAACAAAAGTTTTTTCAGCAAAAGAGATGGCATCTAAGTCGTAACTGTTATTGAAAGATTCGGTAATTCTAAGATTTCTTTCGCCATTTCTAAATGTTGCAGCAGGAGGATAGAATACACCAGAAACATCACCTGCTTTATTGGCTCTAAGTCCATTACTATCATTTCTATTGTTACCAATTGTATAAATCCAAGAACCACTTCTTTCGGTTGAAGATGTAGTTTCAGAAATTGTAGCTACTTTTGTTGTTGTATTATAAGAAACAATATTATAGATTGCACCGTGACCTTCTGCACTTCCAGTCTGTCTAACCAATGTAACTGTATTACCAGAAATATCAACAGATGGAGCTTCGGTATCTAAAGTAATTGTATTTTCAGAAACTCCTCTGGTCATACCAGATTTGTGTTCGATTACAGAATCAATAGAAAGTGTTGATTGAGAATCGATACCAAATATAAATTTGCCAGTTAAAGATTTCCCTGTTTCATTAACAATGCTAACATTAGAGGTACCTTTTTCACTATTTGTAACAATGACAGCCGAATAATTTGTTCCACCAGCAAAATAAGAACTAATGTTTGAAGCCAAATCTGTTTGGGTATTTGCAATAAGTGCAATCTCACCTGCAATCAAAGGAGAAGTATTCGAAAGATCAACAATATTTGGAACAATAACATAATTATCAACAGCAACATCATCAAAATAAACATAATATCTCGAACTTGGTTTTAAACTTGTTCCATTAAATGTTATTGCCGTTGGTTTAATATATGGTTGAATTGATAAATCAGTTACGAATGTACCAACATCAACTTGAGAAGATGAAACCGAAAACTGATTCATGTTCAGTTCGGCACCTTGAGAAATGTAGACTTTATCGGTCGTAGTTCTCAGATTACCAAATTGGTTTCCACCTAAGTTTACAGTTTGATCTGTTACACTTGTTACTGTTTCAAACCATTTAGTGTCAACAACTTTAGCAAAAGGATTATCTTTATCGTTTACCCAAGTTGGATTTTGATCTGAGATATATTTGAACGATTCGTTAACAAAGTTGAAGGCTTCCTCTAATCCATTTACAGAGTTGAGTGTAACTTTGGCAGTATAACCAGTATCAACTTCGCTTGTAAATTCTGGGAATAATTTTAAATTACCTTTAAAATTGGCAAATAAAGCACTTGCGATTGCAATAGACTTTGTAGCATAAGGCTGTTGAGCAAAGGTCGATGTAGTATAATCTAACATCAATGATTTTTGATCGCCTGTACCAACCGCAGCATATGAACCGGAAGTATTTGCTTCGGACCATTTAAGTTTGAAAGTTCTCATTAGAGAAGCTGGTTTTAATTCACCATTTTCAATAAGATTTCTATTGTCAAACCCAACATCTCCATATGTAGCCTGAACATCTCTTGTTGTAAAGTTATCTACAACAATACCATATTTCGATCTTTCTAGTCCGTTTGCATCAAGAATCTTAGAGTCTGCTGCATTTTTCTCTAATGATGAAAGTGCAACATAGTATTCGAGACCTTTGATTCTATTCTCAAAAGAACCAATGTCATTCATTGTGAATCTTCTATTATTCTTAAATGTGGTTGAGATATCTTTAACTGTTTCCGTATATGCCGGAATGTTTAAAGTATAAATCAACATATCATTAGAATCTGTTGGCGGCGGAACAGGAGTTACCGCAGATTTACCAGAAACAACAGCAAATTCTTTTGATGGTTTAACAACAATCTTATCGATTCTGCTGAGATAGTATTCAAAACTAAATTCCGCAACTTCATCTGGATCAGCGTTAACTGCACCAGAATAAGTGTCAGCTGCAATATCTCTTGTAGGCCTAAAGTCTAAACAGGATCTCATCGAAATAACTTTACCTGCATCAGCATCTAAAAACTTAGCCATATCATCATATGTGAAATTTGAGCCAGTTTTTAAATAAGAATCTACTGTAAACAGACCATTGTTTTGTGGAGATGGTGCAGATTGGTGGTCTAGATATTTAAATAATACCAATACAGTTGAACCTGTTGGAGAACTGTATCCTCTTTTTAATTTAATCGATGCGTGGTCGTAGTGTGTTTTTCTTTGACCATTATCAAATTCGTAATTATTTGTAACATCATATGTAGAATCTGTCAACATGGCTGTAGTAACATTTCCAGTTGATTTAGAATCAATAATTTTTACAATTTGATAAACGTCAGGAACTTGAAGACTTACAGATGTTCCTGGTGTTTTTAAATCTGAAACAGTATTTGCGCCATCAAAGAAAATAGCACCAACATCAGTGAATAATAAACCATCAGTAACATTAACGACTGTACCTGTATTTCCAGATGTTAGTGAATCACCAGCAGTATCTAAATTATATGGTACTTTTTCATGCAACGAGGTTGAAAGTGGCAATAATTGTTTACCACGAATAGCACCACTCGTTCCATCTTCAGCATTATTAACTTTTGTGGTGACTAAGAAATCAGCTTTAACGCCTGCTGTATTCAAATCAATTTCAATGGAACTATCACTAATAGCTGTAACTGTAAACAGATTGTTTGCAAGACTTAATACTGTGTTTGGTGTGATACCAGAGGTGCCATTAGATGTAGAATCATAACGAACGAAACAAATAATGTTCTGTAAAATTTGAGAATCGGATAATGTTCCTGGAGAACCAGCAAACGGGAAAGTATCTGTACCAATTGTATTTAATGTGATGACACCACCAGCATTTGAAATTTTATCTGCATAAACTTTTCTAGCAATGAAATCTAAATTGGAAATCGAACCAGATTTCATTGATTCAAATGGTGTATCAAAAATTAAACTTGTACGTGTTGGTTCTGTAATAGAAGCATAACCTGTTGTGGTATCTTTAGATTGGTCGTCAACGTTAGCTTCAAATGTTAAAGATGAACCACTCTTAACAACTAAAGACTCTGCAACTTTAAAATCAGATTCAATAGAGAATGTGTTTGATGCTGGTTCAAAAGGTAAAGCTTGTGACAATGTGATTGTTTGTGCAACACTATTCGATTCTGTAATTAAAATAGGAGAAAGTGTTAAACCGGCTCCGTCTGTAATTCTAAAATACATGTTTGCATAAGCATTAGCTGATGCTGAAGTTGAGAAAGAAGAATCTAATTCAATAACTGTATTTGTGGAACCAGAACCTGGTAATGTGCCAGTAATTGGTGTAGAATTAACTTGCATTACACTCAAACTAAACGTATGAGTTGTTCCAACATCTGAAGCTGTCGAATCATTATACTTCATCATGTGAGCTCTCAGAGTACCAATCTTAGTCGAATTGTATTCTGAGGTAGAAGCAGTATTTACTTCAGTAGAAGGAACGCAATGAATGTCTAACTGAGGAAAAGTTGGTAAATCCAAATAACCAGTTACATCAGAAACAATAACATAACTTGAATAGTTTGTTGGTAAATCATAATCAGAAACATTAGATGTCAAACGAGCTCTTGGGATTGTTAATTTTGTTGGTGCAATAGTCTGCACTTCATAACCACCAACATAAGCTTTACCTGGATCTAAAACAGCAGTAAATGAATCCGCATCTACAACATTGTTTGCACCATAAGCAGTTTCTTCCAAAGAAATTACAAATGGATCAACAGTGTAGTTTCCAGATTCTTCAAATGTTCTTCTTGCAAGAGTTTTTTCAATTTCATTATAGATTGGATAATCAATTTCTTTTGTTTTAACACCTTCAACAAGACGAATAACTTCAAAGAAAGAAGACTCGTCAGTAGAATCTAAAGTTCTCTTAGAAAGTGTAGTTTCAATAACGAAACGTGTTGCACCAGGTGCCTGATAGTTAAATGCACCTTGAGCCGGATCTAAAAGAGATGTATCATCAATCTCATCAACAATTGTTTCAGTAAATTGAATACCAACTTTATATGAAGGTAATCTATTAACTGTCGATGCGTTGTAACCAATTTTATAGAAAAGTTCCAAAACTAAAAATTGTGGAACAATCTTAACAAATTGACCTTTGAAATAATAAACACCTTCTTGAATGCTGGCAACATAAGAACGACCAACTGCACTGGTACTTCTTGCTTGTGCAAAAATGTTTTGACCAGATATTTTTAGTTCGTCTGATTCAGAAAAAGTATCAGCACTTAAATATTTTAAAATTAAAATTGGATTTGTTGTCGTGTCATCTACAGCAATAACTTTAGCTCTAATTGTCTTTGTTGTATTATAACCAATTATTGTTTTGTCTAAAAATTGACTAACGTCAACATCTTCACTATTATATTGGGAATCTAAAATTAAATAGAAAGCTCTATCATCGAGAGAAATTTTACCGCCAGTAATTGGACTACCATTTTGGAAAATATGATTACCAAACTTTTCAATTTGATTGGAAAGAATAGTTTGTAATTGAGTTAATTCACGAGCCTGTACTGAATATCCAGGACGGAAAAGTACACGCATGAAGTTTTTATCTTCATCAAAATCATCATAGTATGGATCGTAATTAAATGTGGTAGTCATTTATTCCTCGGTTTAAAAGCTAAGAATGAATCTAATTCTATCTGTTTGATCAACATCTCTGGAGATTGGTGTCTTATCAGAGATATAAAGTATTTTACCAGAGTAAAGTTCTAATGTTGGGTCTGTTTTATTTATGGCTACTCGGATTGAGCCACTTTCTAAACCTTTAATTGGTTCGTTTGTATTTAATGTACCAACTAAATTGTTTAGATAAAGTATGTTTTGTGTCTCATCAAATGAAATAACATCTGCACTAAATGTAGCTCTAGCAATATCAACACCTTGAAAAACAATTTCATCATTGTTAAAATCACCAACACCAGGAGAAGTTTTAACTTGAGTATATAATGTTTTAATTTCTGTGTTTGCTAAAGTGGTAGTTCCATAATCATATGGATTTTTTACAATAAATGTTTCACGATATTCGTTATCGGCCGGAAATACACCAGATTCTTCACCATCGAAATCTGTATTAAACATTATGGTTGATGTATAAAGTTCTTCGACTGGATCATATCCGTGACCATTTTGTGGAGATAAAACTACAGTTGCAGCTGCATCTGTTCCAATACCACCAGCAACATCAGTAAAGACTAAGTTTGCTTTTGTATAGTCTTGACCTCGATTTTGTATTAAAATGTCTACAACTTGCCCATCAACAACGTTTGCTTTTAATACAGCATCTGTACCATCACCCTCGATAGTGATGATATCTTGTGCTGCGCCGTCAACATAGTTGTTTCCAGCGTTAGTAATTCTAATAATATCAATACTTCTATTTACGGCTGATGCTCTAACAAATCTATTGTATGATACTGGCATCCAGTTTTCCGTTAAGAATTTTTGTTTCTGTAATGAGGTCAAAGTGTACAAATATTTCCACTTATAACCATCGGATGTTTTAAAATATGGTTCTTCTAAAGAGGAAGCAGATAGTGATAATTGTGGTTCAACCGTTGAGTTTGCAGAAGCATTATTGAACAGGCATTTAAAAACCTGATCTTTAGAATTTCTAACATAAAAATTTGTACCTGCTGGACAAACTGTGCAACCAGCGGCAGAATATACAGTATTTGCTGTCCAATCGATCCGATCAACCACAAATGAAGCGTTTTCTTGTGAAAGTCTTTTAGCTAGAATACCCTTATCGTAGTTTGCATTCAATGCTCTGATAGACTGTTCTGGTGCTGGAGCAACTTCTGTACCTGTATTCCAAGGTGTTTGCTTACCTAAAACAACATATAGATAAGACTTTTTATCTGCTGGAAGGTAAGAATTGGCACTAATGTCCAAAAGATCATAGAACTTTTGAGCCAATAAAGTTTTGAGTGATGAGGTAAGTAGTGAAGACATAGTTTTATTTATTCAACTTTTTGGAGTATTGCGGTTTTAAGAACACCTGAAGTAGTAAATGTAGAATCGACAAAAATAGTATTGGAATTAACAGATGTCACCGTCTTGATTTCATCATATATGAGGTTAATCGTCAAATCGGTATCTGTTACAAAAATAGTATTCTGTGTAATTAAAGAAGAAGCATTAGTAACAAATGTAACGGTTTCTGTGTTTCCACTTGAAATATAGATCAAATCGCCGTCTTGAATGTCATTAATGAATGTGGTATTGGTACCAGTAATTACATTGGAACTACTAGTAACATTTACTGTTCCATTGGCAAATCTAGTTAAGTCTGTAACAATAATCATGTCACCAACGTTGATAGTGTTGGCGAAGTCTGGATTTGATCCTACACCAATAATTGTATTTGAATCTGCCACAATGTTAACAGTATTTGCTAAAGTGAAACGAATAAGATTCATCGTTTCAATTTGAACGTTTGCAGCTGTTTCTTCGTTTGTGTCAATTCTTGTAACAAAAGCTTTCATGCCAATTGGATGTACAACTTCATTTAATGTTTTCTTAAATTTGGCATAATCGTTTTCAGTCTTGATGATATAAGAATAATTATGGTATTTTGTTCCGTCTTGTAATTTTTTATCAGAACTTACTTGGCCATCAGTATTAAGGTAAATTCCAGGATAACGAATCAGACCATTTTCAAATTTGGCAGTAGCTCTTGCTTTACCATCACCATAAAAAACAGTAGAGTTTACATTTGCGGTAACAACTGGATCGGTATCTGAAATAATTTGTTGTTGTACATTTAGTGTACCACGATAATTAAACACTCTCAATAATCCAGAAGATTGAGTGTATTTTTCTACTGTTGCACTAAAAGTTGTATTTGCGTTAGATTCACCTTGATAGATTATTGTATTTGAAACAAATAACAATCCTTCAGTAACATTGGCAACAGTTAAATCCGCATTTCTTAAAGAAATTGTTGGAGCTTCAACGTAGTCGTATCCATAACTAACAACTCTTAATGTTGAAATTGCACCAATTCGTGATGTGAACAAATCAACATCAACGCCTTTTCCTAAAATCTCAGAAACATATAAAGAAGCATTTGCACCAGATGCGGTGTTAACAGTAATAGTAGGTAATCTATCTTGTTTGTAACCTTCACCACCCTTAATTATAGAACCATCATCATTAAATTCTACTGTTTTGATTCCGTTATTTGCAACATGAACTTCTGTAATTACTGCATTGGCGCCATAGCCTGTTCCTCCGGTAAATACCAAATATTCACCAACATTATAACCATCTCCGCCATTTTCAATTACAATTCTTCCTAAAGCACCAACATCATTAAGTGGTCTACGTAAAATCTTATAGACACGAACGTTTGAAATATCATTTTGAAATGGCGCACCAGTTACAGTTATTGTATTTGAAGTTACAGAATCTATAACACGAATCTCTTCAAATCTACCTGTAACAAATAATCTTATGTAATCACCAGCTTCAAAAGTACTTGTCAAGTCTTGAGATTCGTCTCTAAGAACATTAGTTGAAGCCACAATAGAGGTACTACTGATAACTGAAATATCATTTTCTGATTCAAGATAAAAACTATAAAAATTAGGAGTTGGAGTTGTTCTATAACCACCACCACTTCCATCAGTAACTATGTAAGAAATAGGAAA